AAACCTACTTGCTTTAGCCAGTTTTCAAAAAACTTACCTTTTGGATAATATCCCAAAACATATGTTACCGAAGGATAATATTTTCCATTACGACGATAGTAACGGGAATCAGGTAAAGTGATTTGAGTTGCGTCTTCTGAGATTTCTAAAATGCGATTATAGGACTGTTTAATATTCCTTTTTTTCATATAATTGATAATTTTTTCTCCATTAACTTATATTGTGTTAAAGGAGAAACGGTTTGTACTAATTTGGTAAATTCTTCGAACCCCATTTCACTAGGATCTTTTCCTTTAAGTTCTACCAAATACACTTCCTTACCAATGTCCAAAAGTTGTTCACAAAAACCAAGGGCTTTTGAAATAGCATCGTTGTCTAATGCAATATATATTTTTTGTACTTTGGATTCTACCAACTTTTTCATTAAAGATGGTTGGATATTTTTACCTAAAAGTGGAATTACGTTGCGTTTGATTGCCATAGCATCAAATGGTCCTTCACATATGATAATAGGCAAATCCCAGTTAATAAACAATTCAAACGGTATAATATCGCGAGACATTTCAGGGTTGCGGTATTTGGTGAACGGATCTTTCTCGAATGATCTCGCGGTGAAATAATTTAATTTACCGGTGTTATCATACGAGGGTATAACAATCATATTAGCAAATTGTCCTGAATCGCAATAGCCAATATTATATTTTAATATATCTTGTTTGGTGGTATTTCTCTTTTTAAGGTAAGCTAGAGCATGTTTTGCTATAATATCTTTGTTGTTGAGAAATGTTTTGAATTCCTTTGGTAACTCAAGTAGAGCATGTTTTACTTCTCCTATATCTTCAGTAGAGACATTTTTAACTAGTTTACCTAGTTCTTGAAAGTAAGAGGCATCAACTTGGATTTGTTTAAATAGGCTTTTAATAGTTTTACCTTTCTTACCACAAGCCCAACAAGCCCATTGGTTTATTCCTTCTTTATTTTCAGTAAAATTTACTTCGAGTTTTGGTTTGTGGTGATGGCAAAATGGACAAGTATATGCTTGATTTCCCCTAGCGGTACGTTTGCCAGTACCTAAAGTACGGTTTACCAAATTAACTAATAACTCATTTACCATATTTTGAAGATATGATATCTTTTTTAGATATCAAAATCTCTTCGGAAAAACTTGCCTAAAATGTTGTCGTTGAAATATAGATCAGGTTCCTCTAACACTCTATAAACAAACAAAGTTTGTGTTTCATAGTACGTTAAGAGTTTTTTGGTAGGACACATGATTAGAATTTCGCGTTTGAAATTTTCTAATGGTTCTGTTTTTTTAAGTTCAAGCAATGGTTTGTTTGAACCCCAATATTTTTTCCAATCTGATTCAGTAATTACCATCTTGTAGGAAGCTCTACGGCCAGCTACACCTTCATACATTGCAAGTTCCTTTTTAGTCAACTTTACTTTTTTGTTATGGTAAAGTACTTTTTTACCAATATAGGACTTGCCTGAGGGTATATGGGTTATCTTATAGATGAATCCAAAAGTGTCATTTGGAAATTGAGGAAATTCCCCAATTTCTTGTTTTTTATATATCCAATTCATGGTTTAGAGATCTAGGTTTACTAATATAGAAGTATCAGTAACAGCAGATGTAGGGAGAGGTTGAGCTAATTTAGCTACAGCTAGTAAATTATAAGCATTATCATATAATCCTACTGTAGTAACGTAGGGTGAAAAATAAGAACCTGTTGCAAAGTTATATAAAACTCCACTGTTTGAACTTCCTGAGATTAAAGTTGGGTTTTGAGAGAAATTAAATTCATTCTCTCGCATAGTACATTTATATTGTGTTTCATAAATTGTAAGTGAAGATGAAAATGAACATGTTATATTAGAACCAGTAACAAAACTTACTAGAGTAAAGTCAGATTCTTTTGTTAAAACAACAACTCCATGTTCATATATTATATCTCCTACTTTAATGCTTCCAGTTATAATATTTCCTTCACCATCATCATACAATGTTGAGTTTATATTTGATAATGTAAAGGTTCCAGGTTTAACATATTGACCAAATAAATTAGAGGGGATTGAAATAACACCTATAGTATCGTTTGATCCCGTAGGAAAATACCTATCAGCTGGTAAAGTGGAAGTAAGATAATTGTAATAATTTGGAGTATAAGTAGCACCAGTTATTGTTCCATCAGTATTAAATGAAGCCGTAGCTGCAGGAGAACCATCTGGGTTAAGAAGATAGTTTGAATAGTAGAGTTCTCTAATTGAACGATATACTAAAATCTCATCTTGTGTATTAATTTGTCCTGTAGGGTATGAACCCGAGGTCCAGAGAGAAGCAGTAACATTTCGTCCAATATACCTATCAATTTCTACGTTTGAGGCTGTTAATTCATTTCCTCTAAAGGTAAATGATTTATTTACCTCAAAAGGAGATACAATGACATCAGACGTTATAAATGACTTGAATACACTCATTCATTTTAGAAATCTAGTTTAACTCGTACGAGTGCTTCTTTTGTAAAATCTTTCAATAATGGACGTGACATTTTAGCAACTGCTAATAAGTCATTACTATCATTATACATTCCTACAGTTGTAATATAAACTTGTGGTGAATTGATAAAATTATCATAAATTACTTCACCTGTTGAACCTGAAATAAATGATGGGTTTTCAGAATAGTTAAATTCAGAGTTACGTGCTCTAACAAATACATAATCTGAGGTAATTGTTTCTTGGGAATTTAAAGCAAATGAAGCCGCACCACTGATTGAAGTAAATAATCTTCTGTTATTTAAACCATCTGAATTATTTGAACGGGATGGAAATACTCTAATTGATTGGGATATTGCAAATGGGTTAAGTAAAATAGTTCCTAAATCAGGGAATACTAAACCATATGAACCTGAATTAGTAACATATCCTCCTCCAGTTATTCCTGATCCATTTGAGCCTGATACTAATTGATATACTCGAGTTGAACCAATAAATGTACTTACTGGGTTGTCAAGTGAGTTATCAGTTAAATTAATAATACCTCCTGAACCTGAAAGTTTTAGATTTAAGGATCCAGGGAATAATGATTGTTTATAATTAGCACGTTCAATAGATAATACCCAAAAGAATGATCCTGTTATTACATTAGTTCCAGCTCCAAAAGTAAAATTAGCATTTTCATCTTCCAAAATTAATGAACGATATTGTCCATAAATTGTTTTAGTATATGAATTTTCAGGTACAGCTGTATTATATAATGCACTACCACTCCCTATAGCATCAGCATAAGCAATATCAAATTGGACTTGTGCTGAGGAAAGAGTAGATGCTGTTTGATATACACTTAAATAATAATCTCCAGATGATCCATTTTCTTGGGTAGAAGATGTAAAAAATGTAGTTAATGTAGGGGCTCCAGTTGACCATAATGTAGAAGTGATTGAATCACTACTCACTACAAAATCTTCAGGATCAAATCTTTTAAACGCCATGGTTTATATTTTAATTAGTTTTATTAATTGTTACAGGGATTGTTAAACGAGCACCACTATCTAAACCTACAACTGTTAATGTAGCAGATAATTGTGAGTTTGAACCAAATAGTGTATTAATTGTAGTTGCACGTAAATTAATTTGTGAACCAATTACTGTTGTTGATACATTTGTTCCAAGTGTAGTAGTTGAAGTAACTGCCGCATTAGCTGCAGCTGCTGCCGGTGTATTAATTCCAATTCCAGTAAATGTGCTGAATAGACGAACATCAGAGATAGTAGCTGAGTAACCGCTAGTTTCAAATGTTTGTGTATTACCTAAATAGTTCAATGTTTGAGGAGTAATTGCAAGTGAAGCTCCTTGTACTAATGTAATAGCAGAATAACCTAAATCAAGTACTGGTAATTTAGCTGTTCCACGTGGTAGAGTAGCTAATTTATACTTCATGATTTGAGTTTCAATTGGAAATGCTTCAAGTAAAGGCATATTTTGAATTGCTTCTCCATAAAATGAAGAACCAGATGGGTGAGTTGGGTTATACAAAGTATAATCAATTTCATCATCTGCTAAAGCAAATTGTGTGATACGGAATGAACCATCATTTTTTGCTAAAAGTTCTCTACCTTTATTTGTTAAAATCGCATCAACTGTTACGACTTGGTTATTTAAATATCCCATTTGTGTTTTGTTATTGGTGTATTATATGTAATAAATATTGCTAAATCAAGCCTTTTTCGGTAAGAAGTAATATAAATTCATCAACTGATTTATTTAGTTCAGGAACTACATATTTTGGTCTTACAATATATGGAGATGTTGAATTTGTTGGTTTATATCCTGTAATAATAGTTTGTCCAGGTTCATCAACATATCTTCTTAAAAGGAATTTATTTAAATTCCAAGTTGAAGAAGGAGATGCATCTGTAAATGTAGTAATAGGTTTATCTAGATATAAAATAAGTCTATCAGGGGTAGGTCCAACATATGTTACTGATGATGAAATAATCATGTAGGTGTTGTCTTCCAACCCCATAAATCTAATTTCGTCTCCGGGTTGGATAGCTCCAGGATGAACAAAAGCATTTAGTCCTGAGTTGGGTAGGGGGTTTTGAACTAATGAGTTAGGGAAAAGGAGATCAAAAACAGGGGCTCTGTTATTAGTTCCAACTTCCATAAAAATGCTATTTTTATATCCTGCACCTGATCCTGATTGCCAAATTGAGGTAGATAGTGTGGATCCTGTTACAAATGTAGCAACAAGTGTTGGGTCAGTAGGATCGGTAAATTTAAATGATCCAGTCCATTGAGCTGTATTAGTATTATCTTCTTGACCAATTTGGTTGGTCATTAATGGGATTATTGTGGATCCTCCTCTAATAACTTGTCTAGAAGATGATATTTGACCTCCTCCTGTAATAGTGGAACTAACAAATACTGTATCACCTGTTTCAAAGTTACCTCTAACATCATATAATGAATTTTCTGAGGTATTAGGGATAATTATTGATCCGTCTGCTTTGATTAAGTATTTAATAAATATTGCAGATGCATCCATTCTTTCAGGTGGCCATCCTCCGATATCTTCACAATATGCTACAGCAGTTTTTAAACTATCTACAGTTGGAGTTTTACCATATGTACCCGTATCTCCAGGAGTCCAATAATTTAAATTTTGAGAAGTTGATTTAACACCTTCATAACGAGGTAATGTTACGCGTTTTGAAGTATAATTAGAATCTTGAACAGCTGCTTTTAAAGCACT